AATTGTAGTGCTGTTTAATTTCCACCAATGCTGTAAATTATCTATGTCTGAAGTGGTTGCATTAATTTTACTTGACAATTTTAAAACTTCTGCATTTGTAAGTGTGTCTGAGTAATATCTTACGTCTGCAATATATCCATCAAAGAAACTACCTGCACCCCCATTGTCAATTTTACATCCTATTGTAACATCATCAAGTTTACTGCCAGTCATATCTCCAAACCAATCACCATTATTAGAACCGCCAGCAACAACTACCGTTTCAGCCACGCCGTCAATATACATACTAATTGCTGAACCATTACTAACAACAGCAACGTGATGCCAAGTTCCATCTCCTACAATAGCATTAGTGCTTCTTAATTCATAAACTTCTGACGAATCTTTACATTTAACGTAAAGTTTACCGTCACCACCACCAATATAAAAATGTTTATAATAATCGCCTGTCGCTGCGTCTGTAGATGAAAAAAATACTTGGTTTGCTGCACCTGTATAATCGTCAGACTTTACCCAAGCCGTTACAGCTCCAACAGAATCGCTACTTCTAAAATTAGCAGAAGAAGCCGTAAGATGGTCTGCACTTCCGTCTAATTCTAAAGCACTGTCAAGATTTACATTAACGTTTGCTGCTCCTAAGTTTCCTTCTATTATTCCGCCCGTGCCTAATATATTAATTGTTTCTGCCATACTAACTTGCTACTATTGTGCCTCCTACATTTCTTACTGCGCCATACACATTTATAGTTCCAGAAGTGCTACTGCTACCAATGTCCCATCCGCCTTGTTTTATTCTAATGCCATCATATAAATTAAAAGTATGTTGTTGCATTTGAAGTTCTGAATTAGCACTATCTATAACTACTTGTCCAAAAAAATCTGTGCTTGCTCCACATATTTGGTCTTGACCTGAACCTGTTCCTGCATAAGTAAAATTAAAAAAAGCATTACTTCCGCTAAAACCTGTTAATGTCGTTTGTGTAGCACAGGTTACTTTTACAGTTCCTTTATTGTGTGTAAATGTCCCAGAGTTAGATAAATTAAAACCTGAACTTGGTTCGCTAGTAATAGTAGTAGTTCCGCTTGTTGCATTGTAGGTTCCTCCACTGTTTATTGTAAGACTTCCAAATGAATAATTTTCATCGTGTGCAAGGTTAGCATTTCCTAATGTGCCTGTTACAATTACATCTCCTGCTACTGTTAATGTATCACTTGCAGGTGTGTTAGCTTTGAAAGTTCCAGCAGTTATGGTAAGGTCGCCAGCAAGACTTATAGCCCCTTCAAAATTACCTGTGCAACTTGCGTGATTAATTACTAAATTGTTTATTCCAGTTCCACCAGTTCCTGTTAAATCTAAACCTGTTGAAGATGCTGTCGTTATTGTTACTGTTCCGCTATTGTGATTAAAAGTTGCATCGTTATCAAAAGCTCGATTATCTGTAGTTGTATCTTTGTTATTAATTGTAAGCGAACCGCTTGCATTAGGAGCATTAAATGTTCCACCTGCATTTATTTCTAGAAAACCTATAGCAACAGTAGAAGCATTCCCCGTAAAAGTTCCTCCTATACATCTTATGCCTCCTGTTACTGTAAGTGCATAATTATTGCTAGAATCTGTATTAAATTCTCCTTGTGCAATAGTCAAATTCCCACCTATTGAAGCTGCTTCTGTGCCTATTGTAAGTTTTCTTGATGTTGATTGTAAAGTAATACTAACATTGTTAAAATTACCATTGCCACCATTGTTTAATCTAATAAGTCTGTCACCAGCAAAATTGCTGTTAATCGTTAAATTAATAGTTGTAGATACTGTTCCTCTGTGTTCACAAATATAACCTTGACCACCATCGTCTAATGTCAATGTTCTAGCAGTTCCATCAGTAGTTAATGTTCCCTGAATGTCTATTGAACCTACTGAAGCATCAGCAGTCATAGTTACAGTGTGACCACTAGCAATTACTGCTACATCATCTGTTGAAGGTTGACCTGATTCAGTCCAAGTAGCGTCTGCGTTAAAGTTACCGCTGCCAGCGGAGTTGTAGGTCGACATTCACTAAACTTGCTCCGCATAGACAATAACTGTTAGATCTGCGCCATTGCCTGTAGCCCTTACACATAGATGTCTTACTGGTGTTGTTGATATTGCCTTAAGTGCATTACTACTTGTACCTACACTTATATCGTCTCCAACTTGTGTCCAATCAGATCCACCCTCGGAACCTGGAGTATCTTTCAATGATCCGTAAACCTTAGCAACTCCTGCTACAGATCCATCACTGTTAAAGATTTGGATTGCATATCTGTGAAACAAAGCACAGTCGAACTTATCTAAAACCGTAGTTTCAGATCCTCCGACTGCCGTCTCTGTGTTTTCAAACTTTGCTGCGTTGCGTGTCTGATCTAGTCTTAATGTTGTTCGTACTACTGTTGATGCCATTAATCAGCCCTCTTGGACTTCTTTAGTCCTTTAGGCTTTTTAACAGTATCGCATTTACAAACGTCTTTGCATTTGTAACTGCCCTTTGGACAGTCTACTTCTTCTTTAGGTTCGGCTCTAGTAGCTTTGCTCCCAGATTTAGGCTTTCTGCTCCCAGTCTTAAGCCCCCCGCCAACGTCTGCTTTGCCGACGGGATCCTTAATCTGTAAGGTTCCAACTCTTTTACTACTCTTGATTTGAGTAATGAGTGCTTCATCTGTGATCTCAACTTCTTTGCCTGGGTAGAATGTGACATTCTGCCCAGTGCCAATCCTCCTAATAAGAGGCTTAAGCCCATGATTGATGATCTTGACCATATTCTAAGACCTCCAATCACTCTAAGCGTTCAAATCTCTTACACTACCGCTGGTGTTCCACCTGTAAGTAATCAATTCCATTGCAGTAATTAATGCAAACTGCTTGGTTAATGATTGTGTTACAGCTAGATTATCATTAGCTACATAGGTTGTTGGTGCTGCAACTCTTAAAGCGAATTGTGGCAAGTCCAACAAGTGTATTCTGGATGTACCACTTGCTTCTTTTGTAACGTGTTGTGATACAAAAATTGGTATTCCATTGTAAGAACCAACTCTGCTGTCGTAGTTTAGACCAGCTTGTCCGAGAACTCCATTTTGTGAAGCTGCTCCACCTTGTGCTGCATCGTAACGTAGGATAGTAGCTGCGCCACCATCTCCACCTTTGGTTAACAGTTGTTGAATGTTCATGTATGTGTCGTGACCTGTTAATAGAATCAAATCTGCGTAGTTTGCTCCATTGGTCATTACACCTTCAATCATGTCATCTAACATTGCAGTTGTAAGTGCTCTGTTACTTCCATCAGCGTGACCTGTGTGACCTGCGTCCATCCAAGCTGCTTCTGTTTGCTTGGTTAGGTTGTACATGTCTCCATCAGTTCTTGTATCTAATGCACCGCCAGATGGATTACAGTAAGCATCTGTAGTAGTTACACGATCAAGAGATTCTAAATTAGCTGCAACAACTGTATCTGCATCTGCTAATAACATCTGATCCATACCGAAAACGTGAGCATCTCCCATTTCTTTTCTCATAAATGCAGCTAATCCTTTTAGACCGTCATCTGCGTCAGATAGTAATTCTGCTTTGGTTGAAATTTCGTAAGGTGTTACGATTTCTTTTAGAGTTGCATTTACTTCTTTTAGAGTTGGTGCAGTTGTGTCTCCGAAATCATCGCCTTCTGCTGTTCCTACTGCAAAGTCTGCGTTACCACCGTTATCTACTGGACGTGTTGTCATAACTCTCCAACCTGATTGTGTCCAAGGTTCTTTCTTTAATAGCTTTGCTACTTCAGACTTGGTGTTAAGCTGGTTGTAAACCTTTGCTCCGTATACAACATTGAAAGCTGCTGCTTGGTTGGCAACAGTGAAATCATTGTCTGCCTTTTCTATGCCGTATCGTTTTGCTATGCCTAGTGTTCCGCCATAGTAGGCGTTTATGTATTCTTCAATTTCCATGTTTAGTTACCTCTCTCTAATGCTTCTAATTCTTCCCATGACTTGTTTACAAGATCATTGAAATCAAATTTTTGTTGTTTAGGAGTCTCAATTTCTTTTGGTGCAGGAGTGTTCTTGCTACCTGAATATACGTTAAATCCGTATTTCTTTAATGTTGCTAAGGATTTTTCTAAAGAATCTTCTTTGGATTTTTTACCGTATCTTTTTTCATCTTCATCCATTTTTTCTTCGTCCATCTTTTCTTCGTCCTCTTCTTCTTCCTCTTCTTCTTCTTCATCCTCTTCAGCTTTCTCTTCCATCATTTTCTTATCTTCTGCCATATCTGCTAGATAAGCCATGACTTCTTTGAGCTTGCCGAGAGTTTGTTCAAGATCCTTGGTAAGTTCATCTTCCTTATTTAGATCTTCTTCTCTAACTGGTTCTTCTAACGCCTCGACTGCTTCAGGAGCCTCTTTAATTTCTTCTACTGGCTCAGATGCTTCCGATTCATGCGTTCCACATGTGCAACTTGACATGACTACTATTTGGAACGGATTATATATAAAGACTTTTTTGATTTCGGAATTAAAAACCTCTAAGGCCACTTGGACCTGTAGATGTTCCCATATCTAGCCTAAACTGCATACCTGATGTAGTGCCTGATCCACCATCTGGTTTTTTGTATCTCATGTCAAACCTACCTGGATTATACCACAACTCTGAACAAAAAGCCCTGTCGTCTCTTACTTCATCTCGATTTGGTATACGTTCTAATCTTCTTACATTAGCTAAACAATTTTCAAACCATACTTTACCTGGTGTTTTCTTTTTAGAAATACTTACTCCTTTTTCTAACATTTGCATTATGTCATTTAAATGATCGTTTGTTTTCTTAAGTGATTCTGTACTTACCGTAGTCATTGTACCTTTACCTAATATATCTGATACTCTTTTACTACTCCACATCTTACAAGACCAGTATCTTGCTTTATACTTAGGACCTGGGTTATCGCAGTTATGTCTTGCCCTAAAGTTTCTACGCCTATCTGGATCATCACGTTTTATGTCTAAATTAGGATCTCCAAACTTAACTTGTACAATGTTTCCTTTGTCATTTTTTACATAAACACCAAATTTCTTTTTACCGTCATTTAATCTAAAAGGTTTGTTTAACTGCACTTTACGACCTTGGTACTCAGCTTTAGCAAGCCTTGAATCATCATGCTCTTCTATTACTTCAAACTCAAATGCTTCAACTGCACCTTCATGTGGTGCATAGTCACCTACCATAAGTACTGGACCGTCTTTGTATGCCATCCAGTGATGTCCTTTAGGTGGCTTTACTTTTAAAGATTTCATGTCTTTTTTAGTTGACTTAGGATGACTAGCAGGCAATAAGTCGTAGTCTGTAGTATACTTAGGATTTGAAGGTCTACCTGAACTTAGTAGTCTTAAGAATGCTTTTACACGACCTAATGCCCACTGGTCTCGGCTACGTACGCTAGGTCTGTGACTGGTAGAGAAAGCACCAGCACCCCTACGGAACACTGCTTTTAGTGCACCCATATTAGCCTTTTTCCCTTTAGCGTTACCTACTTTCTTATTATGTTCTTTAATGTAACCTTCTAATGTTTTAATGTTTGCAGCACTTAATTTTATTCCACCACGTTGACCGCCAGCAGATCCTCTAGGATTCTTGTCACTACCTGTTCTTCTTTCACTAGGCTTTGCTGGTGTCTTTGGGTCATCTTTTGCTTTAACTAAATTTATACTCTTAAGTATGTCATCTAGTATATCTTTAGATTTGCTGTATCTACGTGCTTGTATGGCTCTTTCCTGCCTTACAGCTCCTTCTCTAGTATCATGGCAGCCCAAGACCTTTCTGTCCTTTTTACCAAGTAAACAATATTCTTTGCCCCTACGCTCTATGATTTTCTCAACCATACCTTCTACCTCGTCAAGTGTTACTTGTACTGTAGATTTAGCCATTGCTACTTGTCTAACAGTAGCTTCGGGGTTAGCAGGATTATCTCCTACCCAAGAAACAGACCATAGATCTAGTTCGTTAATTTGATTGTGGCAACTATCTTCATCACAAACTTTCTCCTGATCCATCGCTTCTCCCCTAATGCTACTGGCCCCTGTAGAGCCAAACTCTTGAATTTCCTTCCATACTTTATTGTGCATGGATAATTTATCATGTATGCCTACTCTGACTTTTACTTTGCCATCTTTTATTTTGTAAGCTAACGGTAATCCTATTGGTTGTTCTTCATGTCTGTATGAATATACACCATATTTCATGTAAAAATCCATAGAATCTTTTATTGTCTTTGTAGGGATTTTATCATTTTGTTTATCTATTATTGGTGCAGAGATATATGTCTCCATAACTCTTTCATTATACCAATCGGGCCTGTAGACTATCCAACCTGTATCGTTCTCGTTTTCTTTAAAGATAGTGCGTACTGCCACAACCCTATTCTAAGATTATTATTATTAAAGTTTTTCACTACTTCGGAGAGAGACAGACACCTTCATTTCCACTGGAACTTTTATTATATAAGAAAGACTATATCTTATATAGCTAATAAGCCGCCGAATCGTTCTTAAAATTAAAAATAAAAACATGACATATCTTAGAAAAGTTGCAGTGGAAACAAAGGTGTGTGTCTCTATACTGTTGATTTAAATGCTTCAGCTTCTAATCTTTCTGCTAACATCATAGACCAAGTAAGTTTAAAATTAGGTGCATTTTTTACTACAGCCCTTCTAAAATAAGGTCTAGGTTCTATTCCGTTTTTCCTTATATTTTTAGCAATAGAGTTAGCCATAGCTGGCCCATAACCTAATACACGATCAGTCCATTCAATAATACTTTTCATAAATTCCCCCGATCCTGTTTCTGCACTATGTGGCCCAGTACCATATTCAACATGTTGTGCATAAGGCAAACTTGTACCAACATGATATGTAACTAAACCATTTGCTAATTCTCTTTTGCCATCTATTTCTACAGACATCTTAAGTGCTCTGTCAGATCCTAAACCTTGCGGATATGGTTGATTCATTTGTCCAACTACTTCTCCTTTAATATCTAAAGCAGTTTGTTCTATTGCGTCTGCTGTTATTTCCATTATTGCATCAGGCAATAAATTAAAATCATCACGAACGTTAGTAAGATTTGGATCGAAATCCATCGTTATCTTAACCATTACTTGTATTCTAATACGGCTTCTACGCTGTCGTCACCGTACTTCTCTTTCCATTTACGTTTTATGTATTCTTCACCTTTCTTGTAATGATCGTGTTTAACCTTCTGCATTTTCTGCTGTCTTACAATATGTGGGCCTCGTTTCCATTCTATTTCTGATTGACATGCCTGACATAATCCACTTGGCAATACATGCACCGACATTGGCCCTGCTCTACATTTTTTACAACTACCACTCATTTGTTCTCCTTAAGCAAGTACAACCGTCATGATCTTCTCCTTCCCATCCGCAATAACAAGTCATCTTACCATCACCAACACAGTCCTTTGATTTGGATGTAATAAGGCTTTCCCTGTAAGTCTAAAGTTGTATTTAGCTCCTATTGTCTGCTGCAATTCTATAAGATCATCTAAAAACATGCCACCTGCTGGGATCCTGCCACTCAACTCTTGATGTGCTCCACAAGTTCGGTTATCGTTTATAATCTGTAAGTTATACTTAAAACGTTCTTCTAACAAATCTTCTGCTTTTGCATACCCTCTAAATCTACCTTCGTTAAATACATTTAACATCTCTGTACGTGCTATTCTACCTAGCTTCCAAGCTTGTGTATTAGCTACACCTCTTACCTGATTTACCATAGATACCATAGGTACGTTAAGTGCTGCCGCCTCAAAAATCACTTTGTTCATCTCTGTGTTAAGTTCTTGCTCAAAAGCACCTAACGCCAAACCAAGTGGACCACTTGATTGTAAAATTCTAATTTCTTCCAAGTCAAATTCATCACGAGTGTATGACTGTTTACCAAGCCCTGGTGAATCTGCATAAGCAGATCTTGCACCGTTAAGATACGCATCTGTAACGTCATCTTCTATCGCTTCTCGTAACTGCTTAGAAATCATCAGAGTTACCTCTGACACTGCTTCTCTTAGTTCAACTACGTTATCTATGCCTTTAAGACTTTGAAACTCTCTGGTTAAGACAGCTCGGAGGTCTCGTAAAGCTCGGTCAATGTAGAGAGATGCTCGTTTGGCTCCACTTCCTCCAGCGACTCCTCGGAACGCTTTAGAAAGTCCTGCCTTACCTTCTCTGCTGACTTCGGTAGTACTAATTCTCCATCCTCCCCTAAGTCCACATCAATACCTGAATTTTGAAACTGTGTAATGATTTGTGCTTTTAGATTCATGTTGTTTAAGTATTGTGTCTCGTTTCTTTCGTTAATGTCGTTAAACCTAACTGTCCAAGTAGAAATATCCATAAGCTTTAGCAACGGCCTTATCAAGCCTAACTCTACACAACGCTGTGTTTCTCGTATTGTACGATCAAATATAGTAATCTGCTCACCTTCTGAATTAAGTCCACCTACTCCTGACATGTCACCCACCACTAACGGCATAACACCATACGATGCGTTAATGTCATTGTTAATCCTGTCCATGTATGGCAACATCATTAACTCATCAAAGTTAGGCATAATGCTTACAAACTTAGCAGTGTTAGATCCTTCTTGACTGCTAATGATCGGTATAAAGTTAGGATTACGTCTTGTCTCTTCTGCTATGTATTCTCCTAATCTGTTAAGTGAGTCCTCATTGTGACCTGGGATATCTAAGAAACCTTTGGGGGGTCTTTCTAATCGATACACTTTGTTTTGTAAAGATTCAATGGCAAGCGCTGTTTCGATTTTCTTAGAAAGACCTATAATCGGTGACTGTCCATATAATCTTGCAGTAGAACTATACTTGTTAAAATGTATAATCTCGTCCCTTGCAAATGGTATCTGCTCACCATCTATGTCATAAAAGTAAGCCATAGGTACTAACTTTGTGCCCGTGTCCTTGTTGTGTGTACCAGACATAAACTGCCTAGTCAACGGATCAAACATCTTGTCCTCTATAAACTTACCAAAACCATCAACGTAGAATCGCATGTGCTTTGCATCTTCTACCCATAACTCCTTGACTACTTTACCTGTAGTCTCACCATCATTGTCAAGCATCCTGTCATACACAACACTTACCCAACAATCATCAAAGATCTCAAGCTGTCTAATGACTGCCTTAAAAAACTCCATGCCAGTAATGTCTGCATGCCCATTCGTAGGATCATGTAATACTCTGTTTAGTGCAGCCTTCTCTTCAGGATTGCCTGAGCCTAACTCAATAAACTCCCACTCCTTAGCTACTGCTTGACTAGCTATCCTAGTTATTACAGTACGTAAGTGTGAATACCTGTCTGCTAATATCTCTAAATAGTTTTGATCAACAGGCGGTAAGATAGCCTCTTTGTATGCAAGATCAGAACTTACACCTGAATACACAGGTGTCCTTGCATCTTTTATCATATTCTTTTCTAAGTAATCTTGTATTCCTGACTTCCTAATTGGAGCAGGTCTGCTACGGAATCTATCGAGTAAGCCCACTTGTTATCTTCTCCAATCTAGCGTTTATCTTTTTAAGTTTATCTTTGTTTACGGAATCTATGCTCCTTTTTAGTTTACGTGACCAAGAATGTCCTGCATCGCCGCCCATACGCTTCCACATAATGTAGCCTTTACTAGGACGTTTTTTATTATCAAAATTTTGACCTTGTGGATCTACTTTCTCATGTCTCCTGTAGTAAGTGTGTATCTTAATTGCAATAGGGTGGGTGACTTCTGTTTTGTTTATCAACATCTTGTTAATCATAGCAGTTACAGATCCACCACCGTAGCCAAACTCCTTGTATAACTTTCGACCTAGCATAGCCTCCTTCTTTACACCGCCAGGTATACTATATTTCATTGCCGACTACCGTGTCTATATATGATTCTTTTATTGCTAGGCTCTTCAACGTATTTACGTAACACTGGCTCTAGTAATCGTGCTGTACTCATGTTTTTTTCTTTGGCTATAATCTGAACCTTTTTTTTAGTTTCGTTAGTGATTCCAAATAATTCTAATCGAGTTCTACCCATATGTATATGGGAACGTCAGTATATATACGGATATTTATACTTACCTATCTATTGCAGAAAGTAAAGGTCTGTCTATTATAGAGTTACCAAATACTACTAGTGCAGACGGAAATGGTGCGCTACCACTGCCATCTCCAAAACTTAGTCTGCCTTTGATCAATATAATCTCTGCCGCATTCATACAATGCTGATGCCAGTATGATGTGTCTGTTCTTGCTGGTATAAGGCATACTACTGTTGTGTTTGGTTTCTCAGCTTCTCTATGTGCCTTGGCAATCCAATCTTTTATTTCTCTACCATACGGAGGATTCATAAAAACTGTATGTCCTTCCCATGATTTTGACAAACCATCATCTTCTTGAGTATAGTAAGTATCACACTTTGCCGTATCTTTTGTACAACAAGGATCTAATGTAAAATTGTATATTTTATTTATTTTGTTGTAAAATTTTTGCGGTGTTGCCCATTCGTTAGTTGCTGAACTAAATAGCCCTTTCAATTCACTTTGTGTTAAGCTCATACGTGTTTATAAACTGCGTGTATATATACTTATGCAAAGTAATCCCACTTTGTGTAGTTTAGCTTGCGCTTATGATCGTCATGTATAGCTAACTCACACATCCACAAAGCCATCACCGCATCAGGTGTGTGACCCTCAAGCCTTCCGTTCTTACCGTAAATTAGCCTGCTAAGACCGTCAACTAACTTACGTGTACCTGGTCTGCTACCTTCTGTCGCTTCTTTATTCCAAGGTATTGCATACTTCTCTTGCTCCATCTTAAGTGCTATAAGTGGAATCCCAACATCATGCCTGTGCTTCTCTCTGCCTGTATTGTGCCCTACTACTGGCAACCCTGCCAAGTCTGCTGCTGCATGCACTACAAGTCTCTGATAACCATTAGACTCTACCATAATCTTACTTGGATTAAACCTCTCTGCTAACTCCTTCATACTTACTACTTGGGCCTCTAGCCAACCCTGACCCTTTGCATATATCTTACCTGACCAAGCATACAATACTCTACGCTCTTGTGTGTTCTTGTTATATCCCATAATCACATACGCAGTCTCGTCATTCTTACTGTCCATACCTACCGCAAGATCAACACCCATGTAAGTGTCCCAATCCTCATTATCTGGCGCAGTGCCCATCTCCAAACCCTTGTCCAAACAAGCATTGAGTATCTCGTAAGGTATAACTGCACTTTCTGGGTCCAACGGATTTAACATATACTCAGACTCAAACGCCCTACTTCCCATTGTTTCTTTCTCATCCATTAACCTGTCGTACGTCCAATACTCAGGCCATCTAGGCGTGTCATCGTTAAGCAATGCAGGATGTCTTACTGTGTCCCACATCTTATTTTGCTCTACCCAATCTGTAGCATCTCCTACTCTCTTCTGCGTTCCTATCAATAACATCTTAGCTTCAGGAAGTCTCATTGGCATCACAACTCTACGAATGTAATGTATGACCTTCTCGTCACTAAGGTTTGGAAACTCCTGCAAAACGTCATCCAGAATAATCATGTGTACGTGAGGACCCTCAAGTGCCTTACCAATACTTGCTGCATGAACCCTAGATCCATTATTGAAATACTTAGCACCCTTACGCCATACTGCTTTCCTGTCATCTGTAGATCTTACATAACCTTCAAGCCTCCAAGAACGCTTACACAATTCTTCAAACTGTTCTAACTTGTCCCACGCCTGTTCCAATGTCGCTGAAATATAAAGCGCTCTAAAGTTCTTAAAAGTCGCCATGTGGTAAGCAAGTACTGCAAGGCTCCAGCTAGTCTTTAAATGCCCTCTAGCGCACATTATGGCGGTGTGAGTGCCTTTGTTAAACAACTCTTCCCACTCTCTATGCATATCTCCAAGAGGTACAAAATCGGTAGGCTCCTGATCCATATAGCTCTGTAAAATAGATTCTGCAAACTCACCCATCGTAAGTGGCTTCTCGGATGCTAAATCCAAAGCACTAGCAACTAACCTGGTTATGTCATTTTGATCTGCTTTGTACATCCCTTTTTTTTACTTCCTTGTGATTTACAGTTACAACCATGTCTTTAACACCTTGTTCTTCATAATACAACCAATCTGCAATATCATACAAATTATCACTTTCATAAACAACTACACCTTCTCTAAATATTCTGATCATAACAACATCTTCTCCGTAAAAGGGGCCTCATTAGCACTCACGAATCTAACTTCCAAAGGATAAAACATAGCTTTTTTCTTTAAACTGTCCATACTTTCTGTCTGATACACCTCATACACAATACCTGTGTCTGCATCAATCACATCTGCACGTAATCCACTGTCATCAAATATCGCTTCAGTGTAAAACTCATGCCCCCACTTCTTTAACTGAAAGCAGATCTCAAACTTTCTACTTACATGCTCTATAGTTTCACTCTCGCTCCACCTCATTACGTTCCTATGTCTGTTTGACATGCGCAATAACCTGCTTACTTCATTTCTCTTTTTCTGTATACTCATATATCATCCTTGCTACTTTGTATGCGACTTGGGGGACGACTGCGTTTCCGAGGGCTTTAAGTCTGTCCACCCTATTGGAAATCCCATGAGCCACTCTACCCACGTCGGGTTCAACGAACCACTGCTCTGCGCCCTTATTGCATCGGGTAACGTATTCCTCTCGGTCCTGCCCTTTGCTTTTAACGTCTCTGGTTTTCTTGCTCCTTTGTAGTCTCTTCTTGTCGGTGTTGGCCACATTTCTTGCATCGCCACTTCGGTGTTTAGATTTCTTCCTATTCTTTTGAATTGACTTTCCGTTGCGTGATTTTTGCTGTCCGCTACTGTCGGTGTCGGCCATTTTAACACTACTTGTTCTCGAAGATTGCTTGATCTTGCTCTCTTTCCTTTGAGACTCTGCTTGTAAGCTCCTGATATTCCCGCTTCTAAGTGATCCATTGTGTTTGGAGTAGCCCACAATAAAGACTCTTGCTCTTTTGTGCGGCGCTCCAACGCCACCTGGTCCTCCCGCTGGAAACACGTCCCAGACAACATCATACCCGCTTTTGGCCAAGTCCCTGAGTACTCCTGCAAACGCCCGTCCAGAGTTTGCTGATAAGAGTCCTGGGACATTCTCAGCCACAACCCATCTTGGCCTAAGGTCGCAAATGAGTCTGTAGAACTCATCCCAAAGCCACCTTTCATCATCAACTCCACTACGTTTTCCTGCAAGCGAGACTGGTTGACAGGGGAATCCTCCGCATAAAATGTCAACTGGCTCAAGTTCTTCTCCTTTGACTTTAAAGATGTCTCTATATCTTTTTGAATTTGGCCATTGCGCTTTAAGTATCTCTCGACAGTAGTCATCTATTTCAACCTGCCAAGCACATTCGAACCCTGCCATATCCATACCAAGATCAATACCGCCAATACCACTAAACAAACTGCCATAACGTAACTCATTTGCGCCCACCGATCAAATCTCCTACTACTTTTGTATTACACTTTACACAGCCTAACGTAGGCCGTCCTTTTTTCTCAGGCGTGTAAAACACTGTCTTGTGCAACTGCCTATGCTGTATCTCATATATCTCACCACAACTGTGGCAGCTAAAACGCCACTTCATGCGCCACCCATCAACTGCAAACAATGCTTGCATGTTATCAAGGCCGCCCTGCGGCCCCGCATTTTCCTATACTCTTGCTCTGTACACTCATATCCACATAATGTCATTTTTGTTGTCTCACTTGCTGCATGTCGCTTCCTCATAATTTTTTTCTTAATAAATCCCTATACGATTGTACCCCTAACCAAAAACCAGATACAAAAAATACAAACATCAAGAATATAGCTAAAAAAGTATTCATGCTAAATCTCCATACGGATAATAATCACAATACGGGCACTTGTCTATGTCTACAGTTTCTACTACCTCACCACAGCCATCACATTCTACCAAACCACTGCCATCTACAAAATCGTCTATACTTTCATTCATTGCGACACTCCTGGCAAAAACCACCATGATCCTCTACATCTATTGGCGTTATAACCATACCACACGCCTTACACCTCCACATCTGACTCTCCTAACATGTCTTTCAACATCTCCTTCATCAACAACGTAAAAATATTCAAGCCCGTCTCAAAAGCCTCTAACTCCTTATCCTTGTATTCCATAACATTGTCATTACGGATCTTGATCGCATGATCAATTAACTCATTCAACTGAACTACCCAAGCATGTAAACTATTTGCCATCTTTCTCCTCGTATTGTCCCATTACCCAAATATGCAGATCATCCATAGCTGCATGATAACCTGTCAAGTAATCCTTCAAACTAGCATCACCTATAGGACCCCAATCCTTGTCATGTATATCATCAACCAACCCTGCCTTTTTGCGCTTCGCAAAATTTAACACCTCTACCTTGCGTATCTTCATCTTAAGATCCTCACTCGTCCATACCCTACCGTACTTCTTACCGTAGTTCTGCGCCTCGTCAGCACTCATCATATTCCCTCCATTTATTATCTAACTCTTCCTTTACTGCCTCTAACTCTCGAAGTGCCTCTATGCGCCCTTTAACTTGTTCCCAACCTTTCTTAAGAATATTGTCAATATTCTCTTTTACTAAAATATACTCTGTCTCTACGTTTGCTGCAACAGTCTCAAGGCTCTCTAACATATCACTCATTTTCTAAACCTCCTAAATCTATTCAAAACCTTAAGCACCTGTATCTTATGCTTCCAACCCCTATTGCGCTTTCTACCACTCATAGTATATGCCCTCTTACTCTTCATTCTTCACCCCTCAGTAGCTTAATGTAGCGCAACAAAAAATTCTGCCGTAGCATGTTGTCCTCTATTGTCTCATCTAACGCCTTCTTTATACATCCCGTAACATGCTCGATCAACTCCTCCTTCTCCTTCTCATTCTCTACCCACTGCTCCTGCATCTTAGTCAATGTAGCAAACTCGTGCGCCCTTATGTCCGCACCATGCTTGCCTCGCATCCTCTCTAAAAACTCCTGGCGTACCTCCTCTACCTCGCCTATCATATTCTTCATATCAAGCTTAGCATCTGCCACAGTTTCAGTCATAACCTCATGCTCCATAGTGCTTCGCTCCTCGTCCCAGCCATATCTCTTGACCCATCTGTCTACTGTAGTATGTGCCATAGGAGGATCGAAAGATCCGTGCTTGTTAACCTCCCTAGCTACCTCTCTTGTATTCATACCCTTCAAATACAACTTAAACGCAGCCTGCCTGTCTGCAAGCGTATACTTGCGGTTCAGCTTACCCTTAGCCATTCCTCTTACTCCTCTCTACATGCATCCATATGGCATCCCATATCTCGTCTGCAAACGTGCTCTCATTTTCTTTGCATATCATATCTAACTCATCCCAAAGCTCATTCCTCGCATCATCACGTCCTGGTGTGATCAAATACGATTTTGGCTTCTCTTTATTCTTTGCCCAAGGCATAACAACACAGTGGCTACCCGTATATATATCCTTCCTATAGCACATTTTTCTGAAAAAAAAATTTAAGGCAGAGAGACCCCCTCGTAGGAAATTTTGATACAATTTATAGACAAAGGTAGTCCCCAGAAAGGTGGTACCCCCTAAACATACAACCCCCCTATTTTCCTGGATAACCTAAAAGATCGATTGGGGTTTTGGGATCGCTGACCTAAACGTCTATGAAAATCCAGGCTCCCAGATCTGGCTTGGCAGACCTGAAAACCCACGCCCGAAAAAAAGAATAATAGTTTGGTGCACAATGTACCCAGGTTTAATCTTAGACCTTACAATTTGACCGTAGGAAGTTTATATATACAAAAGCCTCTGGGAGTATATGAGCTTAGGACATTCTAAGAGGTGCAAGCAACCTAAAAATGCTGCTAAACCTTGTATAAGGTGCAACCCCGATAAAGTGACTTATTACACTACTAAATTGTATTGTGATTATTGCGCTGCTAACTATCCAGAGTTTACATTAGGAGATGAATAAATGGTTAAATCAATTAATCCTTATGTTTCTGTTAAAGGCAATATTTTGGTAAGTGCTTGCTGTGGTTCAGAAATGGCTTATAGAGTTTCTGATAACTTTGCCCTGGATATGTGGGATTTCTGCCCTCAATGTTTAGACTCTAATTGTGAGACCTTAGAAGTTAAAGAATCAGAATACAATAGGAATATTTACCTAAATGATAATGATGAATTTGAATATGAAGGTTATGATTCTAAGACCTTCCAAATTATTCCAAAATGTCTAAGCGTAGCTTTCACGATGGCTTGCCCTTACTGTGATGAGGTCGAGAATATAGAACCAGCCAAGAACGTTGAACAGTTCGAAGATTCGACTATTTGGGCCTGTCATGAATGTTGTCATTTTTGGGAAGTAAACGAAAATGGAGAAATCACGACCGAGGTCGAAAAATGAATTTAGACCTTGGAGAAATTGCCGCAGTAAATGAAGCCTGGGTTAAACTCTGGAAGTTAAAAGAAGGCTGGAGAAATGGAGAGTTAGACGGAGAAGAGGCAATGTACGAAATTGAGACTCTAATGGATGAGGTCGGCCAATGAAGGACCACGAACTATTAGACATCATTATGGAGAATTTAGAACCTGATGGTGGAGGCGGCCATTATGATGGTTCGAATGAATTATTACCCTGGAGTTTCTCAGCGGATGAATTAACGCCGACCGAGGTCTTAATATTAATCAAAGCTTGGAACGGAGAGGGTAAAGTTTGGAGTTTCTCAGATTGTAAAAATGAGGATTCCGTTAAAGGTGGTTATACTTACATAACTGAATTTCAACGGGGCATTTTTTGCATTGAGATTACTGAAAACATGGGCTTTCATAGCATTGAAAAACTGTATCAAATGCCGCCCCAATTTTAGACCTAAACCCAGGACCTGAAATTAAGACCATAAATTTAGGTTTTTTTCATTGGTTTTTTTCGTTGGTTTTTTCAGGTCTTGAGAGCCAGATCTGGGCCGCCTGGTTAGGGTCTGGCTAACCCAGGACCCGCCAAAATGTTAAAATTTGGTGTTATTTAACCCTTAAGATGCGCATTTTTGATCGAAAATTCGACCTTAAAAGGCATAATCCAGGGTTGTAGCATTTAACCCTTAGACATTACTATTACGGGATCTGGATTTTTATTTTTTACCAGATCATATATTACTACTATTATTATTTTTTTGTTAAGTACCCTGGGGCCATGCTTCCAGTTAAGTATATATATACACTTCCTATACTTATAATTATGAGTTTAGACATTGAAGGGGCCCCGACCCTTAAAAAATCGGTAACACATGCAAAACATAAAAGAGACCTTACCTGTAAAGAAAGGATAAAAGAAAGCTTACTTTCTAGGGGTGAAGATTTCTTAAGGTTTATGAATGCTGAGGATGAGGAAACCCAAGAAGAATTTGATTATTATGGTCTACATATTGGCATGGTTGGAATGGGTGCCTATTCTGATATGACCGAACCATACTTAAGATATCAATTAAGTACAGGCGGCCCAGGTGATGAAATAAACTTTTATCAAAATGGAAAAATTGAGTATAGGTTTTTGGATTGGTGGGACGGTGCGACCTTAAACATTAGTGATCTTGATTGGGCCCAGTGGTTAAGGGAGTATTTCCAGGATTGTGGTTTATTAACTAATAAACGTTTTTTTGAGGCATGGGAGCCTTGGGAGGAATAAATGCCGAATATCAATAATTTAAATGAGTTTCAGATAAGGTCTTTACTTACTAAAAACTATATGAGCGAATTTGATTTAATAGAAGATTATGATATTACTTTTAATCATGATGGTTCTAAGGCTAATATTGTAATTGATTTTAAAGAGGTGAATAAATGAATAAAGATTTTAATAAAGAGGAACTTGAGGTTTTATGGCACCTGGTAGTTGATGAAATGGAATTTCAAAAAATGAATTATGACGAAGAAGTTTATTATAAATTAAAATCATTACTTAGAAAATTAGAGGTGAATAAATGAATAAAGACCCATATCTTAAAACGTGTTTAGACTGTGGTCATAAATGGAGACAATCACATTTCGATATATACTGTATTAATTGTAGGTTAAGCCATAGGTTAGGTATTACTAACGAGGGATCTAAAAAATGAATTATCAAGATAGTTTTATTTGTGTTAAGTGTAAACAAAACCATTTTGTCCAGGGTCGGTGTCAAAAATGTTTTTTTGATACCTGTGAATGCTGTAGGGATTGATTCAAAAATCTAGGGTCTTTAAATATAAAAAGCTCTCTAAGTCGTTTTTGGAGACGTTACTTAGGGAGTTTTACCAGGTTAATTCATAGCCGCCAGGCCAGATCTACGGTTTACGGTCTTTTTTATTTATAAAGAAAAGACCCTTAAACCCTGACCGAGCCCCTGACCAAGCCCCTGACCGAGCCTTTATACCTGGATAACAAACATAAATTGACCAGGTTAGGATCTGGTTATTGTATTATATGCCGTGCAAATCTTGAGTGGATTTTGCATTTAACCCTTAGCGAGGCCCCTGGCTGAGGATTTACACGCCACAACAGCCTATTTAGGGCACCCCACATTTAACCCTTAGAAGCATTCTATTGATACTTTTTCTTCTTATCTACCACTTCTCTGCCTAGTCCTACCTCTTCTGGATTGTTTGGATCCCATAGGGTACGGGTATTCTTTCTATTCATAACATAACCACATCTAAAACATTTCCATGATTTATGTTTTGCCTCCCCCCCCCTACTCTGACCACACTTAGGACATTTGATCAGTACAAACTTCTTCTCATTTAGTCTTGGATTAATTCTCCGCAATCTAAACACATCCATCCTTCGCCATCACATACCTGAACTGCATGCTTACACATCTGTACCCTCTATTGCATCTTTCTCTACCTGTAGACGTTTCTTCATTTGCATTACTCTATATACGTCATTTAAGTATCTCTCTGCCCTTTTAGCCGCAGCAGATAGATCAGTAAAACTATTGCCCACTTCTACGTGATGTTCAATCAACTGTTGAAGATCCATGTCCATTAACTCATGTAAATATCTACGGTCAAACTTTTCCCACATCTGGTGAAACTCTTCCTTTCTTACCATAGTCCCCCCTGGGGGGAGATAGAGTGTTTCATGAGCTTAAACAATTCATTGTAAAAGAACGTGTGCAGATCTCCTGCACCACCATGCCCTATCTCTAGCATATTAATCCGACTCCTGCTTATTAAGATAGTCCTGCATCACCTGACTCTTTAATGATTCAAATAATGCGTCCTCATCTACTTCTGGTTCCTTAAGTACTTTCCTAGGTGTAGGTTTTGCTGGAGGCTGTTTAACAGGCGGAGCTTTAGGTGGTGATGACTTACTATCTATTTCCTCTGTAGCAGCCATTAACGCCTCCCTAAACAGTATCTTTGCACGTCTTAGCTCCCATTTGTATGCTTCCATAGCTTTCTCAGTATCCATTGCTGTTTCATCTGGTAGAGTAAACGTAGTCTCTATGTCTGCTCTAACTGACTCATACTGACGCTTGGCTTGTTTTGTACCGCCAAGTTTGATCGTAATGTCTTTAATCATCCATCTCCATATATCTTCTGATATGCCATGCCTGTGACGCATGCTTTCCTACCCAAGCTTCATACTCGGTGATTTCTTCTAAGCTCATTTCTTTCATTTCTTTTTTTGTTTTGAATTTCATAATAACTCCTTTACTAAGTTCTTGTATTCTTTTAACTGTCTTATCATCTTATCTGATGCTCTGTCTATCCTACACTTCCTGCAATACTTATGATGACCTTGTGTAGGTACATCTAATCTAACTATCTTTCCTTGCTGTTTACAAGGCAAACAATTACTATAAGGCATCAGTCCTCCAACGTAATTACAGATCCTTGAAAACAAGTGTTGATGTCTACTACTCCGTGCTTTCTCTTAGTAGTGCAATGCTTACACCTACCTTCTATTGCCCTATCTAACTCAGGCAATACATCGCCACAGTCTGAACAGTGGTCTATCCTTGCATGTAAATTAGCGTGAAACTCCATCAGTTGTCACCTGCCCAATCGCCAATGTCTACTGATCTTATCTTACGCTTCTTCCTAACATCTGGATCTGTAGGTTCAAACACTAAATCTCTATTCTGTATCTGTCTCCTTACTCTCACTATTGTAGATTTATCTGGTGATATGGTAAGTAACTCCCATAACACATCTAAGAAAATATATTTGTCTATACTTTCTTTGAGATCTGTCTTAAGAAAATTCTCCTTCATTATCTCATAATACAATAGCTTGTCACTGTTCCTGGTTGCAGGTAAGTCTCTAAGAAATCTGATCACAATATCTTTGACCTTATCAAATTCCTTGATT